AGGGGCAAAGCATGGCAAAACTAAAGGTAACAAGGGCAGACGGAAGCGTTAACGAGTACCAGATCACTCCGGCGATCGAGTACGCCTTCGAGCAATATGCGAAGAAGGGCTTCCATAAAGCCTTTAGGGATGACGAAAAGCAGAGCGATGTATATTGGCTTTGCTGGGAAGCAATTCGTCGGTCGGGTGAAACCGTAAAGCCTTTCGGGGAGTCGTTCCTTGAGACATTGACGCGAGTCGAGGTCTTAGACGATGACCCTTTGGCGTAACGCGGGAGTCCTTCACCTATCTCGTAGCGAGACTATCGCTTGAGACTGGACTCTCGCCCCAAACTTTAATAGCACTAGATCAAACAATGTTTAGGACTTTACTTCAAGCCCTAAAGGACAGAGCAAAGGAGCAAGCGGATGCCAACAGAAGTAAAAGGCGCAGATAAACTCCGCAAAGCCCTGAGAGAGTTCGAACCTGATCTGGCTAAAGAAACTACTAAAGAACTTGGCTTTCTCTTGAAGCCGATCACAGCTAAGGCTCGAGGCTATATGCCATCAGAGTCTCCGTTAAGCGGTTGGGCTACACGCCCAGAAGGTAAGGGCAAGTTCCCAACCTTTGATCCTATTGTTGCCAAGCGTGGGATCTCTTACAAGACTTCACCTAGCCGCCCTAACCGTCGAGGTTGGCGTTCTTTGGTATCTATCGTTAACAAGTCTGCTGCTGGCGCTATCTATGAAACAGCGGGTCGCAAGAATGCCGGTGGAAACTTCTCGCCTCGTCTCAACGGCGATCTAAAAGGTCGAGACAAGATGCAAGGCCGCGCTATCTTCCGTGCGTGGGATGAGGATCAAGGCAAGACTCAAGGCGCAGTCATCAAAGCGATCGAGTCATCAGCTACTAAGTTTAATAACAGAAGTCCAAAGGTGAACTAATGGCCGCTAATGTGAAGATAGATATTGCCGCCGAGTTCGTTGGCAAAAAGGCTTTTACGGATGCGGCAAAGCAAACAGTAGGACTTAACAGCCAAGTCAAAACACTTGCTAAGTCTTACCTTGGCTTATTCACCGCTCAGCGTTTAGGTCGGGCGGGTTTCAATGCCGCTAAAGCCTTCGCAGCAGATGATAAAGCGGCCAGAGTATTAACCCAGTCACTCGATAACTTGGGTCTAGCCTTTGCCGATCCTTCAGTTAAATCTTTTATCGCCGATCTTGAAAAACAATTTGGTGTACTCGATGATCAGTTACGTCCTGCTTATCAGCGTTTATTAACCACAACTGGCGATGTTGCCAAGTCTCAGTCTTTGCTTCGCACAGCGCTCGATCTTTCAGCAGCTAGTGGACAAGATGTTGTAAGCGTTGCCGGTGATCTTTCCAAGGGTTATGTAGGCCAGACGCGCGCACTTGCTAAGTACGGCATCGGACTAACTCAAGCACAACTAAAGGCCATGTCTTTTGAAGAAGTCCAGACACGAATTAACACGCTATTTGGTGGACAAGCAACAGTCGCAGTCGATACGTATTCAGGGGCGCTTGCTCGTTTATCAGTCTCAGCGAATAACGCCAAAGAAGTAATCGGTGGAGGCTTGCTCGATGCACTCGCAGCCCTTGGCGGCGGTGGAGAAGGTGGGCTTACTAACACTCTCAACTTGATCGAAAAGACATCTACTGCCCTTGCTACCTTTATCCGTCGCTTTGGCGTTGGAGCAGGCATAGGTATTAAGTTGTTAAAGGGAGACTTTAAAGGCGCTATGGCTCTTGGTCAGGCAGAACAGAACCGTGGCAAGGACACATCTGGTTTAACTCCTGCTATTAAGACTGAATTACAAAAGGCAGCAGCGGCTAAAGCATTGGCCAAGGCTGGAACTCAACAAGTCAAGAACACTAAAGCCCAGACCGCCGCTATTAAAGAACAAACAGCGCTTACTAAGGCAAACACTTTATTTGATCTTCAACAGACTCAGATTATTGCTGCACTCAAGGGCGATATCTCAAATGAAGAACGCAAGCGCCTAGAACTGCAATTAGCCATCCTTACCGGCAATACTTCAGAGGCTTCTAAACTAGCTGGGGAACTTGCCAAGTCTCAAGGATTATCACAGCAGTTAGCCGCTTACCTTGCATCATTGCCAGATGCAAAGAACCCATTCACAGCATGGAAGTCTTACCTCGACATGATCGAGAGCCAAGTTGCTCGCATCGCGGCAGGCAACGTCCAGACAGTTCCAACATCGATGGCTTCAGGTTATGGCGTAACTGGGACTCAATACTCATTGCCACAAGGATCACAGTTCACAACAGATGCAGGGGTAAACGTAACGGTTAACGTCAATGCTGGATCAGTCATCGCAGAAGAGGGCTTGAAAGATGTCCTACGCGATAGCCTGCTAAGCGACTCACTCTCAGCTAAGTTTGCTGCTATCTACCGCCAAGGCGGATCGTTCGGGGCTGGTTAATGGCACTTCCAGCACAGATCAGCGTATCTTTCGACTTTACTTCAGGCGCTACTTTCGGCTATCCCTTTACTATTGGTGACGATAAATATGGACGTCTTGGCATTGGAACTCTTGCATCTACAACAACTCCAGAACCTACGGTTGATCTAACTCCAGACGTTCGATCTATATCGATCAAACGCGGTCGTAACATCATGCGCGATACTTACGAGGCTGGATCTTGCACAGTTCGTGTTCTAGATCCCAATTCTTACTTCAACCCGCAAAACACTTCTAGTCCTTATTACGGCTTTTTAACTCCTTTGCGCAAACTGCGCGTATCAGCGACAGTAGGCGGAGTTGGTTACTTTCTATTTTCAGGCTATACAACAGACTATAAGTACACCTATCCACAAAACCAAGAAACTGGTTACGTGGATATTGTCTGTTCGGATGCTTTCAGACTTATGCAACAGGCTGGAATTACAACAGTTGCAAGCGCTACTGCTGGCCAAGATACCGGCACACGTATTGGCAAGATCCTCGATCAAGTTCAATGGCCTGCATCTATGCGAACTCTCGACACAGGACAGACAACTTGCATAGCCGATCCTGCCACTTCTCGCACAGCTCTCGATGCGCTAAAGAATGCCGAGTTCTCTGAGCAAGGCGCGTTCTATATCAACTCAGAAGGCACAGCGGTATTTCTAAACCGCACTAACGTTATTAAAAAGTATGGCGAGGCTCCGATCGAGTTCAACCAAACCACAGGCATCCCATACACAGACTTGCGCTTTGCCTTCGATGATAAGTTGATCATCAACAGCGCTGGTATGACTCGCGTGGGTGGCACTATTCAGGTCTCTGAGAATTCATCATCGATCGCCAAGTACTTTCCTCATCAGTTAAACGAAACAAACCTCATAGCCCAGACGGATGCGGATGCTCTCAATATCGCCAAGATCTATGTGGCCACAAGAGCTGAGACAACTATTCGTATCGATGCCATGACGGTTGATCTTTTAGACCCAGATGTTCCAACTGCAACTATGTTGAACTTGGACTACTTCTCAAACTTAAAGATAACTAACGTGCAGCCAGACGGCTCAACGATCGTTAAGACACTACAGGCACAAGGACTGGACTGGCAGATTACGCCAAACGCCATGAAGGTTACAGTTACAACTCTCGAACCTATCGTCGAGGGCTTCATCATCGGAAGCGATGTATCGGGTATAATCGGTACTAGCATAATGGCTTATTAGGAGAATATAAATGCCGACAGGATTTCCAGCAGCGACAGGTGACGTGCTTTCAGCCGCCATGTACAACGGTCTAGTTAACTTCAGTATCACGACCAACACCGCGGATTACACAGCGGTTTTGACCGATCAATATCAGACACTTGAAGTGATGAACAAGGCAAGCGCTATCGCCTTTAAGATCCCAACTAACGCTTCGGTAGCCTTCCCAGTTGGCACAGTAATCACCGTTCTTAATATCGGTACAGGTACTTGCACAATTTCAGCCGTTACTAGCGGTACAACGACAGTTCTTTCTGCCGGTGCGGTAGCAGCTTCTCCAACTCTTGCTCAATATAAGTCAGCAGCTTGCATCAAGACTGCAACCGATACTTGGTATGTCGTGGGTGCAATAGCCTAATGATCGCTAATATCGTTGCGGCTGCTTTAGCGCAGCCAATTCTTGGCATAACCAATGCTGAATTGCTGGTTGTTGCTGGCGCAGGCGGTGGAGGCGCACGCGTAGGCGGTGGTGGTGGAGCAGGCGGTTATCGCAGTTTCTCAGGTTTGACTTTTACACCTAGCAGTTCTTTTACGGTCACAGTAGGCGCAGGCGGAACTGGCGGAGTATTTAGCGGTGCTGTACCTACCGACGGTTCGAACTCTGTTGGTTTTGGTTATACATCATCTGGCGGCGGTAAAGGCGGCAACTACGTCGGCGGCACACGCGGCGGCAGTAATGGTGGTTCAGGTGGCGGCGCTAACGGTAACGAAACTATTGCAGGCGG